TTCCACAATTTTACCATAACCTTCTACTTCTAGAATTTCGTCAGGATAGGTAATAGCCTTTATAGTGGCGGCATATGATCCAACAGAAACATAATCGTGAATTTTATGACCATCAAAATAAACGGGCGAAGAGCTTTTGTCCGACTTTTCGGTAATACTCATGAGCCCATTCCAAGGAACGACTCGACCGTCATTCATATAGATTACACCACGATCGACGCCGAACTGGAACTCTCTTTCTCCAGGAGCACCCCATACAATCTTTGCCATCAGTCCTCCTTACCCACTAGTTCCCAATGCGGCTCGACGAGCATCATTCAATTCACGATTACGCTGAGCAATTTCGTTACGAGACATCTTCTTAGGCTTGGAGTTCTTAATACTACAAATCTTGACTAAGGCAAGCAAGCGATTTAAGTTCCAAAATTCACATTCAAAAGGAATATTGAACGAGACCATCCAGTAATAGATTAATTCTGAAGTTACAATCTCAGACGTCTTACTTGTCCGGGTATGTTCTTCTGCGAATGTAGTAGCAGTTTGCTTTGAGTTTATATAAGTGTTAATCAAATCCAAAGTATCGCTTGTCAAATCAAACGGAGCATCGAAGTCAAACTTAGGGTCTAACACCATGCATTTCACATAAGCCATAACTTCAGCATGTGTTTGTTGGCCTGGACCTAGAAACGGTTTCTCAAATTTTGACTCCCATTTTGACACCGCAGCCAAGCAATGCTCAAGTTCTAATTCAAGCGGTTCCGTAGTAATGAACTCCGAAGTAGAATCGTCAAAGAACTCTGATCCTGGTACTGAAATTCGAAGCATAAGATCCCTCTTTAATCACCAAGTCTATACGCCCAGAGAGAAGAAGTACATATCAGTGGATCAGCATTACCGTCAATGTTGACAGCACTTCCCTGTGTCTGGTATGCAGCTAAGGTTATGTAGTCCCCAGCAACTAGCCTCAAACATGTCGCTGAGTGAAGGCAAGCAAACCCGGAGCTCGCTGCTGGTGCTTCTATTTGAGCAATCCTATGAGAAGCATTACCGTTTTTACTAAGGAACCCGGCCCTTACTCCAGTAGTACCAGAGGTGAACGTAAGATTCCATCCGATATACCAAAGACCGCCACCACCGGTAGGGATTGTGATACGATCAGTATTGGTTACCAGTGAGTGGAGACCACCATTATCATAGTCTTCCCCAGTCCATAGCACGTTTGTTACTGTGGCACTGTTAATACTTTGGGTTGCCGTTCTATATAGACGACACCCCATACGAGTAAGTTGAGTATCTAAAGCCGCATCCAGTAATGTAACGTCTGACTGTAAAGCAGTTATTGCTGCGGTATTTGTGCCGGCATCATCAACACTTACCGTTACTGTTTGAACGCCGCTTGGATTAACCGTAACGTTAACCACTTCAACTACAGGAGTGTTGATCGTAACGTTGACAATCTCAATAGTCATGACCAACCTTCCTATTCGTTAGGGAGTTTGCGGAGGCGGAACCGGTTCTTCTATCGGCCATGCTTGGTGCATGCTCTTGTTTAGATAGTCGAAGTAGATCTTCTGAACAGTTTCTCTAAGACCATTCTTTGCTTCTTTTTCGGCCCAAGCTTTAAGTTCTAATGGAGTCATTTGTGGCGCTACGACAGCGGCAATCTCCACAATTTTAGCTTGTTCTTCATCAGTAAGATGTACGGTTAAATCAACGGCCATAATATCTCCTAAAGTTTGACGGCAAATTTAACTAACATGTGCGCCGGAGTCGTATCGTATGGAAGTGCCGTAGCAGTTGTAGTATTATTTCCAGTTGAACCACTTATGGTATGCGTATGCGTTTGATGTGCGCCTGATGTATAACCAGTTAGTGCGTGACTGTGATTTGCAGATTCAGCATTTAAATGAACAGTAGTTCCTGTAAAACCGTAGAACGATCCGTTCTGAATACCGAAGTTACCGAGGTCGCCTCCGGTTCCCGTCCTAACCGCGCCAGAAATGCTACCATATACAGGACTATGTACGTGGTTAGCAGACTGAAGTCCACTTCCTGCAGTTGGTGCCCAACCTCCAGCAGTACTATTAAGATAGTGAACGTGACCCTGTGATTCAGTTGCAGTTACCAAAGTTCCCACAGAATGAGTGTGCGTCGGTAAATGGTTAGCCGTGATAGTAACCGTTTTACTGTTTGAGCTAATCGGAATTGTTCCCGCAACTCCCGTTGTCCCCAACATAACAAGACCGGAAGCGTTTGGAAGAATAATATTAGCACCACTAACCCAACTTGGGTAGTACGCTGCAAGTGCTGGGTATAGAGCTACACCACCAACAAGAGTTTGCCCATTTAAGAACTTAAAATTGGGAGGTTCTGTAGTCCATCCGCCTTGAATGATTGTACCGGTAGGGACAGCATTATTTACTAATGCCAAAAGGTCGTTATAATCGCCAACTACATCAACGTCCACAACGTTAGTAGGCGAGCCACCAACCGTAGTCGGAATTGATTCAACAGTAGGAGCGTTAATAGTAACATATATAACCTCTGAGGCCATAATAACTCCTAGATGTTAATTTCTTCAAGAGCTCCTGATACAGTAGCCGTGCGATAAACTTGCCCGTGAATAACCACAAACGCATTGGTATCGACCTGAAGAGTATCGGATAATACCATATCGTAATAACCGCTCTTGAGAACCTTGCGAGTATCTGCCCCGGTCATAACTAAGTTAATAGTTACGGTATTTGTGACTAGCGACTTAGTACAGTAATCTTGAAGGTCAAGAATAAGAGGAGAAGTATAATCCTCGCCCTCTCTGATTTGACATAATACTTCAAACTGACTATTTGATGTCCACCAAGATCTACCAGAAGGAAGAGTTGCAATAATAGTCTTCGCAAATGGGAGACCGGACTTAATATGAAACGGTACTTGCTTAGCAGTCATATTCTCTTCTTTCTTAAATAGAGAGCAGTAGAGGGGCCAATGGTCCAACACCCAAAAACCATTGGCCCCTCTACGCAATGCCTAATATACGTAAGGAGCGCTACGTATATTAGGAGATATCACGTACGGACGAAAGCCCAACGATCATCGCTCTGCGGCGTAAACTGGTACAGACCAGACGCCGGGACAGCAAAGATGTGCAGGTATGCGCCAGCACCACCTGAAATTGTGACGGTTCCTGGAGCCACCGTAGCGCCCGTGTCGGCACGCTTGTAGGTAACACCAGTAACGGTCGGAATGGTGATAACGCCAGTGGCAGACACGAAGGTCGGCATGGTCGGCGTAACCGCAGTGATGCTGCCCGAGAACATCGTAACAACTTCGTCCGGAAGAGGAAGTCGAGCGCCAGTACCTGCAGTACCGAACAATGCGTTCTCGAGAGCGGTCAGGTTGGTTGGGTTCACCAAGGTCGAGTTAACCGTAACAAGCGAGGTCGGCTTGAGGCCGCTCACTGCAACAGGAACCGTGGTGCATTCCCAGCTAAACGTAATCGCCTCCGGCGAATCGTTAATCGTGCCATAAGCACGCTCCGACGGGCTAGCCGTAGCACCATAAATCAAGTGCAGCTTGTAGCCGTAGTCGTTGCCGAGAAGATCGTTGCCCAGCTTAGTACGGAATGCCAGACCAAAGGTCTTACGAGTCTGCTGAGAAATGTTAACCCCGGTCTGAGGCGAGTTAACGCCATCAAACTGGTTCCACTCAACCGGATATGTATACGCCTCGATCGTAGCTGCGAACTCTTCGTTCGAGTACATGTTGAGGTACTTAGTGTTGTCAGCATAGAGAGCCGTAGCCTCTGCGCCAGACGGAGTTTCGGTAACGTTCACCAGACCGTTCCAAGCAACACCCGTAGGATAGTTACCCGATGCGTCTGGAATGTAAAGAACACCCTTGTCAACACCGGTTTCATACAGGCGCTGACCAGACTGATCCCAAAGAAGGACTGCCATGTTTCTATCTCCCTTTTAGAAGAAAATGTTGAATACGTAATGGTTAAGGTTATCAGCCGTATAAAACCGGTCAAAAGTGCACGAAGGTAATTCGGCAATTTTCCCAGGAATTTCGCTATCTACATTCGGGTCAATGACCGTCACTTGATATCGCTTTGTATTGATATAGGGCTTATTGTTAGCGTGATCGGTATTCATATCATCTAAACTATATCTAATAGCCGGATATTTCATGAATACACTAGGCGGCGGTTGGAAATATACGTATGAAGATCCTAAGATTCCAACTAAGATAGCGTGTAGGTCAAGGCGTGGGGCCATTATACACCGTCCCTAAACTGAGGATAAGTCGGGGAGCCCGTACTTCGACTGAATCAACAGTCCACAAGCTCCCCGACCACTCCACATACTTAATTAAGTGAAAATGCTCTCTAGCATAGGCATCGGCGACAATACTGATGGAATTTCCAACAGAAATATTGTCGTTCAATTGCGGTGCGTCACTGGGCTGATTAAGATTACGAGAATTCCGAACAACATCCCCAAAATATGGGCGTTCGGTAATCGCGTTATTCCATACCCCTGGTGAAGATTCTACAGGTTCACCGTATCCAACTTTTCCAGAGAATCGTGCCATTAGAGCATCCTCACTTTAGAATCAGGACTCGTCGCGGCTGAAGACCCAGCTATCGTCGTCAGACGTAGCGAAGTAGTAGCTCGCCGAGGCCGGAACGGCATAAATCCGCAGGTTAGCACCAGCAGCCAGAGCAGTCATTGCGCCAGCAGTCACCGTAGCATCAGTATCGCCACGCTTGTAGGTAACGCCCGTAACGGTCGGAATGGTGATAACACCAGTCGACTGGTTAAAGGTCGGGATAACCGGGACGGCCAGAACAGCAGTCGAGGCAACCTTCTTAATGACCAGAGCGCTCTTGAGCTTACCGAGGGCACCAGAAGCGCGGGTCTCAATCAGGTACTTCTCCTGGTTGTAGTCGATGTCGAACTGATCGAACAGCGTAACC